CCAATTAAGTGTACGCATGACCTGTGTGCGATACTCGCTGTCGGACCAGGCTTGCTGTTCTTCTAAACTAGGGTAAGTGGGTTCATCGCCAACATACTTGACGTCTACTTCTCTGTAGACAACTGTTTTGGCAGGAGGCTCAAAGCGCCATGCTAATTTATCTGTGCTTACTTGCGGTTTTCTTGTAGCCATACTTACTCCTAGTAAAAATGTAATTATACACTAACTTCTATTTTGTGTCAATTGCGCGGCGTAAAAGGATTTCTTGTTTTGAGAACGCATCCAATTCCCATGGCATATCCAAATACTTTGTTTTTTTGGTATAGCGTTTACCCTTCCAATATCTAACCTCATTGGGAGCAAACTTCATAATGCCTTTGGCAAGTTGGCGGACATGTACCATCTCATGTGCCAATGTTGTGGCCATTTCCATTAACGTAATTGGTGTAAGACGTTTTGGTGCTTTAATTAGTACGCGATAGCAGTCTGCTAATTCTATATTGTGGGTGGCACCTTGGAAATCATCTTCCAAATCTTTAGTAACTTTTACTAGGACTGCTCGTTTGCTGTTAACCAAACCCAGCTGTTCTATAAAGGAAGGCATTAAGCTGTCCAAAAACTTTTCTATTTTGGGACTATCTGCGTCCACATCATACTCCATCATACCTGACTCCAATTTGTGTGTATAACGTATTATACTATAGGCTTCAATTTGTGTCAATTAAAAACCCGCCGAAGCGGGTTTGTGCTAATCAATTACTATTAATTAGAAACGGTGTGTTACACCAACGCCAATTTTAGACACGTCTTGTGCTGTACCTGTGGCGTCAACATTATTGTAAGCAAAACCAACTGCTGTTCTCTTGCTTAGGTTATAGTCTAAACCTAAAGCATAAACTTTAACATCTGTGTTTGTTTTACCAAAACTTGCTTTAGCAGTATAAGGACCGTATGTTTGAGCTACGCCGCCCAAATCGCCTTTACTATTACGAACACCTTTGTCATCGCTGTGTGTATAAGTTAATGTTGTATTACCGACTTTAGCACTTAGACCAAGTACTGTGCTCTTTTCAGCGCCTAGTGTATAAGTTGCAACTGTACCTTTTACACCCAATGCACTACCACTTGCGCTATAAGAACTTGAATTTCCGCCTGTGGCATTGTGAGCATTGTCGGCTGTAACTGTTAGACCTTTAACTGGAGTAACGCTGACAAATGTACCATTGCTCATACGCAATCCACGTAAGTTATGGACATCACCTGCAACAGAACCATACATAGTTCCAAAAACATCGTTGTTAGTGATAGCCAAGAATTGACTGTGAACATTACGACCTAAATCCACACTTCCTAACTTGCTGGCAATACCTACTGTGCCTTGACGGTCACCAAGTTGTGTACCTGATCCGGCAATAGTGTTTCCGCTGAAACTAGTGTCAATAACTGCGCGGGCTGTTAAACCTTTGGCTAGTTTTTCACCTGCTTTAATTGTGAAGTTGCTAGTTGGCTCTGTAACTAAACTAGTTGCACTGGCTGTACCTGTTTTTGTATTGTCAACCCATTGGCCGATTTTGCCGCTGGCTGCCACTTGAGCAGATGCTGTAGATGTTGCCAATACTAACATAGTTGCTAAGATTGTATTTTTCATAATAAATTTCCTTTTTGTTTAGCTGATTAAAATAATTAGCTAGCTTTATATATAAGGTGTATTCAGATTACACGGGGAAAGAGGCTAAAAATCAAAGATTTTCTTAGAATATGGATAGATTGCCATTTAAAAGTAATAGGTAAATAGTATTACTATGCCAAGATTAAGCCTGTGGAAACCTGAGAAAACTAACGACTACCATTTCATGGATAGACTTATCCGAGAACAATTTTTAGTAGGCGGTACTGGTGTGTTGATCCACAAATATTTACAACCAGCAGATCAGGGTGCCAGCACTGATCCAACTAAGCCTAACTATAGAGCAGATGATGTACTCAACGAAACTAAGATTCAAGACTTGCTATTCTTAGAAAATCGTGATAGAATATATGATCCAGATATCTATGAACTTCGAGGAGTTTACAATGTCGGCGATCAAGACTTTGACTTAACACAATTTGGATTGTTTTTAAGTGCTGATACTATATATATTACATTCCATACTAATGATATGGTTGAACGCATGGGCAGAAAACTAATGGCAGGAGATGTATTGGAACTACCACACATCCGCGATGACCTATTGTTAGATGAATCCAAACCAGCTATCAATAAGTTTTATGTTGTACAAGATGCCAGTCGTGCATCAGAAGGTTTTAGTCAAACTTGGTACCCTCACATTTGGCGTATCAAAGCTAGCCCAATGACTGATGCACAAGAGTACAGAGATATTTTATCACAAACTACTGATAATGGAGTCGATACATTAAAAGATGCATTAAGCACGTATCAGAAAGAACTAGAAATTAGCAACGCCATTGTTGCACGAGGCGAACAACTTGCTCCAACTATTTTAGATGATCAAGCTAATTTATTACAAGACACTACAAAAGGATATCAAGTAGATGCTGATCCTACTTACAATCATGGAGAGACATTAAACTCTGGATTGAGTTTCCCATTAACTCCTCATCAAGGCGATTTCTTTTTGCGTACCGACTATAAACCAGCGGCATTGTTTGCTTATAGAGGAACTCGTTGGCAACGCATAACTACTGATAATGGTCCTTCTGATTTACGAGATAAGGTACTAAACGGAGCCGGTTTCATTAATAATAATGCTGTAACAGTAGTGGGTAATCAAGAAATGCCTGAACGTCAAGCACTAAGCCAAATTGTTAAACCAAAGATAGACTTTTAACTATGCAATATTTTTACGACGAACAAATAAGAAAATACTTAACGCAATTTATGCGTATATTAGGCGGATTTAGTGTAAAAACTGGTAAAGACCGCAACGGGGCAGAATCTTATATTCAAGTACCTGTGCGCTATGGCGACATTAACCGTATGGCTGCTCACATACTAAAGAATCAAAGTGAGAACATGATGAACACCGTTCCGTTTATCAGTTGCTATGTCACTGACATGACCATTAGTTCTGAACGTAGAATGAATCCTACTCATATCGATAAAGTAAAAGTATACGAAAAGAAATTCGATCCTGCATCTGGGTTATACGTTGACGGCGAAGTTGGAAACACATATACAATCGAACGCTATATGCCGGTACCATATGATTTAACTGTGCAAGTAGATATATGGACTAGTAACACTGATCAAAAATTGCAACTATTAGAACAATTATTAGTTTTATTTAATCCTAGTATTAATTTAAAAATCAATGACAATCCTTTTGATTGGTCAAACTTAACTTACACTGAATTAGTTAACGTAGTATGGAGCGTCCGTCAAGTTCCACAAGGTACTGATGATATTATTGACGTTGCGGCATTGAACTTTACTATTCCTATATTAATTAATCCTCCGGCAAAACTAAAACGTCAAACTCTTATACATACTATATTAACAGAAATACGTAGACAAAAAACAGGAGAACAATTAGACTGGGTTCCTGGTGATCCTATACCTAATAAAGAATGGGTTGTTGTAACTTTCGAAAACTTAAAATTACAAATTAGAATTGAAGACGACCGCGCAATTCTTTTAAATAGTGCTGGAGGAAATACCGATAGTAACGGAAACCTGTTAACATGGACAGATACTCTAAAGCCATACGGAGAGTTAAGACTAGGAATTAGTAATCTTAGATTGTGTCGAGGCAGCGATCCAAGTGATCATAGCAACGATATTGTTGCAGTCATTGACAATATAGATCAGGTAAATTTAAATGTAGCTTATATTACTGTTGACTCTGCTACATTACCTAATACTACAGTACCTGCTGTCAATGCTATTATTAATCCTACAAGAAGTGCTCCTGGCAAAAATCTTTCTACGGCAACAACTGGACAGCGATACTTGGTATTAGAAGATGTACCTAATACTATTGCGTGGGGTGAAACTAATGCTCAAGCTAATGATATTATACAATACAACGGAAGTAGTTGGATAGTTAGTTTCAGTAGTATAAGTAATAACAATGCCGTGGTGTTAAATACTACGACTGGTTTATACTACGAATGGCGAGAACGCCAGTGGATTAGTGCTATAGAAGGCACTTATCAAAACGGATGGTGGAGATTATATTTGTGAAGCAGTTTCGCGGAGTGGGTGCAATTATTGTTAGCGCACAAACAGGTAATGTCATGACCGTCCTTCGTAGTTCTATGGAAAGTCATCCTAACACTTGGGTATTTGCAGGCGGAAAAGTAGAGCAACAAGAAACTCCTGTAGAAGCATTAACTAGAGAACTACAAGAAGAATTACAACTTACAAAATTTAAAAAAATAATACCATTACATAGATATCAAAGTAGAAGCAACGATTTTGTATATGATACATATATCGTTTTAGTTAATAAAGAATTTATACCCGAGTTAAAC